TGTTTGTACCCTGGCCCAACAAGTGGCAAAGGAATTGGGATTGCCTCTGAAAGTACATCACTTGGAATTAAAGCGAGGTAAAGGCAAATTTGAACACCGGTCAAAGGCGGTGTTTAATGATTGTGCCTATTGTGTGTTTATCCACGATGGGGTGAGTACCGGGTGTAACAATGAATTAGAATTAGCAAAGAAGATGGGGATCCCATACGAATATCATTTGCATAATTCAGAGGATCAGAACAGTGATTTGGACGTCAATTTTAAGGATTTGGAGATTTAAAAATGTACGATGGTGTAGGGCGTATCTATTTTTTGGGCATGATTCAAGGTGCTTTGTGTACCCTTGCTACCATCGGTAGGCATAAAGGCGAGGATCTGGTCGGCATATTCAGCTATTTGGCGGTTACGCTGGTGGTAATGACCAGGGTGATAGCCAACATTGGGTTCAGCTTGAAAGCGAGGCAAGATTATTTTGGTAGGCAGATTATGCTCATTGGCATATTGTTCAGCCAAGGCATCAGCACCTTTGGCGCCACCGGACACTATTTCGGTAACACCAATAGGTATATTTTGGCATAGCATAGCATAATCGTTAAATTTGCGCGAACCAACAATAGCTAACTTCATAAGGCAACCATAACTGATTTAAGGTGAATGTCAATATATGGCTAATCAACAACCGGAGTCATTAAAGCAACTATTAGAAATTTGCTCTCAATCCGAAGCGGCAGAACTCAAGGTCTTATATAATGCCCAGGTACAGACTTTAAGACAATATCAAGAAGAACCCACCGCGCACCGAAAAAAAGATTGGGATGCTGCCAAGGGTGGATATGAAGAATGTGAATACAGGCTTTGGTATAAATATTTTACCGATGAGGAAGTAGAGGATTCGGATTTTGAGGCTGACCCTGCCAATCCGTTAATTGTATCTACCAAGTATATTGCTCATTTTTTTGGTGTTACTTCTAAATGCGTATCCAATGATTGGCGTAAGGCTGGATGTCCCCAGGTCAAGCATGGGACTTGGGATCTCAAGGCTGTGTTTGATTGGTGGTGGGAGAATATAGCAGCGGAAAAGGCTGCCAAGATGGGCGGGGATGAATCTATCAACGAAGCGAAACGCCAATACTGGTGGAGCAAGGCAGAGGAAGGTCAGATTAAAGTCAGCCAGGCCAGGGAGGATTTGATTGACAAGGATCGGGTACAAAAGCAATGGGCGCAGAGAATGGCAGAGTTTAAGAACGCTTGTTATGGCCTGATAAATTCGTTGCCGCCTCTTTTGGAGGGAAAGTCACAGGCAGAGATGCGTAAAATCATAGAGAATTATGTATGGGATATATTCAAGCGTGTAACTAGGTATGGAAAATTTTGCAAACAACAACCGCAGATGAAACAAAAACAGACCAAAGGGAAAAAGAAAAAATGATTTGGTCAGAGCAAGAAATTTTAACGGCAAGGCCCAAGGAAAAACTTACCATAACTGAATGGGCTGAACAGAAACGTATTTTAACCAATGCCGCCATTCGGGGTCCATACCAACCCAGCATGGTTCCGACACTTGTTCCGATTATGGACGCATTTGCTGATCCCCAGGTTGAGACCGTGGTGTTTTGTAAGTCGGCCCAAATTGGCGGCACGGACGCAATGCTGAATGTCCTGGGCTATTTTATTGACCAGGACCCGTCCAGCATTATGTTGATACTTGCAGACGAAGATACGGCAATCCAGGAAATGTCCAGGCGCAGGGTCCAGCCCATGTTTTTTGAGTCTCCGGACTTGCAGCACTTGCCGGATAAGGACCAATGGACAAAGCGGGAACTTGGCTTTGTTAATGGAGCACGTTTGACTTTTGGCTGGGCCAGTTCGGTGGCGCGGTTGGCGTCCAGGCCTTTCCGAATAGTTTGTTGTGATGAGATAGATAAGGACGGCTACAACGTAACTACGAATGAGGGCGATTCTATCGGATTGGCAAAGGAAAGAACAAATACTTTTGCAGACCGCAAGATCGGGTTGTTAAGCACTCCTACACTGGAATCAGGCCGTATAACCAAGGAATTGCAGAGTTGCGATATAATATACGATTGGCATGTACTCTGCCCGCATTGCGGACAGATGCAACCGCTCAGGTGGTCAATGGAATATGCTACTGGATTCGAGGATGGGCAGTACCGGGCAGAGGACGGTACCTATCATCAGTTAGGCCAGGTACATTGGGATGGTGGCCGGGAAGCAACCCGGGAACAGATAGAACAGGCTCGGTACCAGTGCGGTGAGTGTGGAGCTTTATGGACCACTGTGGAGAAAAACAAGGCTGTACAGCAGGGTAAGATGATCCCCAGGAACGAACCTACCGGGAAGGAACGCAAAATCGGTTATCACGTTAACCGGCTATATTCCCTTTTCCCTGGTGGCCGGTTGGAAAATATTGTCAATGAATGGGTTGACGCAATCAACAGCGGAGATCCGAAGCAGATACAGAATTTTGTCAATTCCACCCTGGCCGAGCCCTGGAAACAGGTCAAGGTAGAGGCGACCGAATCCAGTATTTTAAAGGCAAGGGTTAATTTGCCACCGCAGACTGTACCAGAGGACGGGATTGCGCTTACATGCGGGATAGACAACCAAAAGTATGGCTTCTGGTATGTTGTCCGGGCCTGGGCGCAGGACTTTACAAACTGGTTAGTTGATTATGGCTTTTTGGCAGCCTGGGAGGATGTGGAGGAACTTTTGTTTGATACTGCTTATCCGGATCAAACCGGTGAGCGTACTTTGCCAATATGGAGGGCTGCCATTGATACCGGTGGTGGTCAATTTGACGAAGGTATGTCCATGACCGAAGAAGTTTATTGGTGGATTCGCAAGAATGGAGTCGGACGCGGTTGCAGAGTATGGGCGACAAAGGGTTCAAGTGGACCGCTTACCGGCAAGATAAAAGCCGGTGCTCCCCTGGACAGAACCCCCAGCGGTAAGCCTATTCCGGGTGGGTTGCAGATCGTTTCCCTGGATACCGATAAATTAAAAGATTTGTATCATTATCGGCTGTACCAAGCTACCGAAACCGGGATGCCGCAATCTGCGTATTTGCACAGCGAGGTCGGCAATGACTACGCCAGGCAGATAAAGGCAGAGGAAAAACAGGTAGATCGGAAAGGTAACGAGACCTGGGTGCAAGTGAGCCAAGATAATCACCTACTTGATTGTGAGGTCTTGGCACATGCTTTGGTGGATCCGGAATGGCCTGGTGGTGGTTTGCAGCTATATAAGAGGCCAAAGAAAAACAACGGTACGCAACAGCCAGTTAATAACAATAAAAAGAACAAGTCCAAAACCCGCAATAAACCATCTTGGTTTGATAGGAGGTAGCTTTGAATAGAAGATCTTTTGTCTACGAAAGAAATTTAAGACCAGAGCCGGGAAATAAGTTGTTGGATGTTAATCAGGCAGCAAGTCGTTTAAATGTTAGCAGAGATAAGGTGTATAGGCTTTGCAATAGCGGGGAATTGCCTCATATCCGTTATGGAGAAAAGGGCAAAATAATGATTTATGAGTCGGATTTAAATGAATATCAAAAGGAGTGTTATATAGCCGTAAAATAAAATTTTGTTGCAAATTTTGCATTTTTCGCAAATTTTGCAGACAAATAGATTGCATTCTGTATTTTAGGGGTATGTCTTTTAATACCTGGACTACCCTAAAGCAAAAAATGCTGGATGATCTTGCCGCGAATAATACCACACACGGCTCATACACAGACCCAAACGGTCGCCAGCTAGAATTTAAGTCGCATGATGAATGGATGAAGTTATTTGCCTTTGTAGAAAAAAGGGCAAATAATGAGCAAGGCAAGGCCGGTCCAGTATCGGTTGCAGGGAGGGTTAAACGATGACACAGGTAACTCTCCTTGACCGTTTCGTAAATCGGTTGTCTCCCACCAAAGGTGTTCAGCGCGTCCGGGCCAGGGCGCAGTTCAATGCTATGGTCAATACCGGTCCGGTCAGTCGCCAGGGCGGCAAAAAGACCGGGACATTGGTTAATTGGATAGTCAATAAACTTTCTCGTTTTGGTGAGCAACAGGAGCGGGAAAGCGTTACAGATAGAGCCCAGGATCTAACCGCAAACAACCCGCACGCAACGTCCTGTATTGATTCGATGACAGTCAATGTTGTCGGCACAGGACTTACCCCGCAATCTAGACCCAAAGCCAAAAAGCTGGGGATTACAGAGCAACAATCCCGCGATTTTGCCGAGCAGGCAGAGTGGATTTACCAAAAGTGGAGTAGGCACGCGGATATTCAGGGCCGGTTGACTTTCCAGGATATGCAGTTTTTGGCTTCATATTCTATGCTGATGAATGGCGAATATTTATTCCTACCTACAATGCGGAGTGGAAAACCGGGGCCGAACGAATCCGCGGTTAGGCTTGCTTTGCAAGGATTGTCCCCTCTTAGAATGACGACCCCATCGGACAAGTTTAATGACTTTAGGATTCGGGACGGTGTAGAACTAAACAAAGTCGGCACCCCAACAGGTTATTGGATAGCAACCCCGCAAAATGAAAAGCTGACTCCATATTTAAAAGCATCGGATTTTACCCGGTACCCGGCATGGATTGGTCACAGACCAGGCGTCTTACATAGCTTTTTCAATGCGGCCAAGGAGCCGGAAAGGGTTAGAGGTGTTTCGGTACTGGCACCGGCAATGAAGTTTTTTAAGGATTTGACTGATTATCTGGATTTTGAGTTGGTGGGGAATATCGTGGCATCAAGCTTTCCGGTCTTTATCGAAAAGTCGGATCCTATGGGATACGTTGAAAACAATGTAGAAAGTGATGGTGATGAGAACTATCACGAAGAATATGAACCGGGCAGCGTTCATTATGGAAATCCAGGTGAAAAACCACACATCCTGAAGAGTGACCGTCCATCTAATACTTTTGATGGCTTTGTTGAGACCATCCTTAGATCCATTGGCGCAAGTGTAGGGTTGCCCTATGAAGTAGTAGCCAAGGACTTTTCCAAAACAAATTACAGCAGTGCACGGGCAGCTTTGCTAGAAGCATGGAGAGTGTACTTGGTGCACCGGACCTGGTTGGTAAGGCATTTTTGCCAACCGGTGTGGGAAATGGTGTTAGAGGAAGCATATCTCCGAGGAGAATTGCAGTTGCCGCAGGGTGGTCCGGACTTTTATGACGCAATGGCTGAATATTGCAATGCGGATTGGATTGGTCCGGCACGCGGTCATGTGGATCCGCAAAAGGAAATGGTCGCAAATGTGAAAGGCCTTGAAAACAACATATTAACCTTGAGTGACATTGTAGCCGAACATGGAAAGGATTGGGAAAGCCAACTTGAGCAACGAGGCCGAGAAGTGGAAAAGCAAAAAGATCAAAACTTATCAGATCAAGAGGAAGAATAATTATGCCGTATCCCAATGAACATAGTTGCCGTTTGGTTAATCCTGGTAATTGTAAAGAAGATTCTTTCAGACGTGATTCCGCGGCCAGGGAACATAATGGCAAAAAATACGATGTTATTTACGCGGAATTGAAAAGCACAGGGGAAAGTGTAGATCAGGCTTACCGGTACCCAACAAATATTTGGAACGAACAAGAAGCCAGGGAACATTGCAATTCCCAGGACAGCATAAAGTTTGAACCGGCCAGCGGCTCGAAATCTCAAATGCCGGAAATTCATGGTCAGTCGTGGGCCATAACAGAGTCTGGCCTGGAATCGGTGTTAAATGCTGCTAATGAGGCAGGTAGCGTCCAGGCTATTATGGCAAAGGCTGGGGACAGTCCCAGGGATACGGAATTAACACGATACCGTGGGAACGTGGCGGTCATTGAAGCCATAGGTCCAATGTTCCACTACGAAAATATTTTGACTTGGCTTTTCGGGATGCCAGCAACCGAAACTTTAATGCAGGAACTACAAGCGGCTGCCGAGGATCCGCAGATTAAGTCCATCGTTTTGCAAATAGACAGTCCGGGTGGACAGGTCGGCGGGGTTAATGAACTGGCCCGGCACATACGACAGATTTCCCAGGAAAAAACAGTTAAGGCTTATGTTGCTGACAATGGCGCGTCCGCAGCGTACTGGATAGCAGCCGCGGCGTCCGAAGTGGTGGTGGACGCAACGGCTAAGCTGGGATCAATCGGTGTAGTATTTGGGTTGCGTCAGCGGTCCGATAATTCGATTGAAATTGTAAATACGTCGTCCCCGCAAAAACGTATGGATCCGTCAACGGATAGTGGACGACAGCAGATCCAGCAACTCGCAGATGATCTCGCTGAAGTGTTCATCAATGCGGTGATGCAATACCGAGGTTTGAGCAGAGAACAGGTAACTAGCTTGCAGGGTGGCCTTGCGGTCGCCTCTAAAGCTATTGATATAGGATTGGCTGACCGTATAGGCAGCTTGGAAAGTTTAATTTCCGAACTACAAATTTCAGATAATATTGGAGGTAATAATATGCCAATGAGTATTGAAGAATTGAAAAAAGATTATGCGGAACTCTATGAGCAAGTAAAGGCAGAGGGCCGCCAGGAAGCAGAACAGAATATCGAGGCCAAGCAGAAAGAAGCCAAAGACCAGGCATTAAAGGATATGCTTGATCTTTCCGGG